CCAACAATTTTTGATTTTAATTGAACATCATTTGCAGTATCATTTGTATAACTTAAAGTTAAAACACCAGAACTAATATCAGCACTGAATGAACCTATAAAATTAGAAGATGAGGAAATTTCATCAGTATCAAAGAAAGATTCTGTTAGATAAGTATCTGTACCATCATGAGTTATAAACAATTCAACAAAATTTAATTCATTTGTATCTGATTGAATAATTTGAGTGTTAACATGCAATGAAGTAAATGCATCAGTAGCAACTCCAATGATAGAACTAGTTATTCCAGATCCTCCAGAAGTTACCACTCCACTGAAACCAGTTATATTAACAAATCCGATTGATGTAGTTCCAACACCAGAAGTTGCAGATCCAAAAGTATTTTTAAGATACTTGATATCATAGTCAATATTATCTGAATTATTAGGAGTAAATCTAAAGAAATTGCCATCTGATGTGGTGAAATTTCCATATTCCTCTCCTACCACTGAAGTCAAAGCAGATCCAATGTTAGCAACACTTCCTTTTTCTAATAAGAAATTGTCTCCAGAATTATTACTAATAATAATAAATTCTGATAACTGAACTTCACTATTGTCAAGGTTAGTCACTCTGACTAAAACATCGTCAAAAGAATCAGAATTAGTAAATTCAAAAATATCAGTAAAATCATTATTCTCTATATTAGTAGAATTGGAGAAAGAATTACTAATATCATCTATTTTTAAAACAACATTACCTTCAGATTCTGTGTAGTCGGTTAATTTTTTATTTTGAAGTTTTAAGAACTTAGATTGAGAACCAACAACATCAATGTCAAGAACATTGTCAAAATTATAAATTGTATCTACTCTAAGTTCCGCCGATAAATCGCGTATTACTGTAAATGCAGATGAACTTCCAATTCCAACCGTCGCAGTTGAAGATATACCAGTATCAGCAAAGTTTTTAAGTCCAACAGTATGAACGAGACTATTTACAGGGGTTCTTAGTTCTCTCCATTCAATGGGACTCTTAATTGTATAAGAAAGATTTTGATAATAATCATTATCCGGAATAACCTGATCATCTAAACTTAATTTGCCAATATTATCATCCCATCCTATTCTCTTTTTATTGGAGAAATTGATTTCAAATCTGCCATCATTTATTTTAATTTGATTTATTGTGGCAACATTAGAACTGGATTGTCCTGTAAGAATGTCACCAATGACTAAGTTTTTATTATCTTCTCCAGAAACTTTAATAGAACCTGGACTAATTCCAGAGACAATTAAATCAGAATTTTCTCCATTAATAGATAATTTTTCTCCTAAAACAAATTCGGATATTTCTTGAACTATGTCAAAAATTGGATAATCTGACTTTTTGATAATATTTCCGAGAGAATCTTGAACTGTTTTAGCAGTTCCTGTATTGGTTGTAAATTCACCCAAATCAATCGTTACTTCATCTCTAGTTATTCCACCAACAAACTTAGAATTTTTATACTCTGTGACGGTGAAGAATTTGTATCCATAATCTTCAGAATTAAATCCTGATCCTGCAGCACCAACTTTTTGGATACCCTCTATGAAAACTTTTTCTCCCACACTAAACTGACTAGTACTAAAACCAAGAGCTGGGGTTGTTATTTTACAAACAAATTTGGTATCTGTTTGCTGAACAACTGATTGAATACTAATTCCATTTGTGTTATTTACAGCAAATAATTCCACTGTTTTATCTGGGAGTCCTTTTGGCAATTGAAGAACATCAATTGTGGTTATAGAATTTCCTGTAATATTTGCTCGTAAAATTCCACTATCAATTCTTTGTCCAACACCAGTGTCCACTATGATTATTTTTGGTGCATCCGTATAATTTTTTCCACCATTAGTGACAGTAACTATTCCAATAGTATTGGAATTTTTCAATGTAAGTATTGACGGCATATTTGCCTTTGGTTGCAAGGTCCTATCAGAGGAATATTCAAATCCTTCATTAATTATTCTGACTTCCCTAGTATTTCCAACCGCATTGGATTGTGCAATTAGATTCGCATCTTTTGCAGTTGTGTTTGAAGACCCAACATAATTCGGTAATTTTTTATATCCAGATCCACCAGAAACAATATTGATTTTATTAATTGGACCATCTGCAGTTAATGATGTTGTAGAATATTCCAATGTAGAACATTCTGATGAAGTATAAGATAATTTTTCTGGAACCTCATAAAGAGCGATATTGAACGTCGTCTCTCCAACACCCGAAACGGGATATGAATTATTGTAAGAACTATCAACATACATTATCTCAGAATAATTATTAACTTCGATATCTGCAGTGCTAATATATCCAGATTTCTCTAAATTATAATAAAGTTTATCTGGCAAAATATTTGTAGTGTCGTCCGTATTGTAATTGATAGTTAATGCAGCATTAGCACTAACACCTACTGTTCCAACACCAGTGACATTTATTCCAGTGGTGGCACCTGTAGAAACAAATTCATTATTAAATTCATTATCATAGTAAATTTTCAAAAGATAACCATTCAAAGTAGAATCTGATAAATCAAATACCAGACTATTATCTTTAACTATTTTAATTCTTGGATTTATTGGAGAAATAGTTTGCGTTGCTCCACCAGTATTACCAATACTTACAACAGTTGGTGGATTCAAAGTTGAATTAATATAAGTCTCAGAAAGTTGAATAATATCATCATTTATTCTATAGACATAATAAGAACCCGTAGACAATCCAGATGCAGGTAAAGAAGCAGCGTAACTTACCTTTTGCCCCGTTTCAAGTTTATGAGAACTGATTGTAATTTGATTATTTGTAGTATCAATGTTTGAAGGATCAATAGTAATTGGATTAATTAACAGACTATCTGTAAGTTCATCTCTCTTTACGACAACTGAAGTATCAGTTCCAATTCCTCCAGCAATCTTAGGTTGAACTTTTAAAGCAATTTTATCTCCAGAAGATAATCTATGATAAGTTTCACCAACTGATGCTGTGTTGAGACCAACGGTCGAAATTGATACAACAGAGTTAATTCGTTGAACCTTTGATTTCTTTTGTGGGTAAATACTTTCAAAGAAATATTCATCGCTATCAGTTCCACTACTACGGAAGAAAACTTCCTTAAATTCACTTCCAACACCTGTTTTAATACCAACAGAATTTATTGTTTTTCTTACAATGTATACAGTGGTAGTAACTCCAGATATTGGTAAGTTATATGGTGTTCCCCCTGGTGTGTTAGAAATTGAAATTGCACCTCCAGAAGGTACATTTAAATTAACTGCCTGATTAGTTACGAATGGATGATTTTCAATATAAATTCTTTGAGTTGGAATATCTCTAGTTACAAAAGAATCTCCAAATACAAATGTCATTGAACTGGATATTCCAACGGTGGTTCCTACACCAACAGATTCTTTTGGATTAAAGTAAACTTTATCATTTAATTTAGATTCAAAATAATCTACATTTTTAGATATTGTAAAGGAATCTGGAATATATGCAACCTTTGTAGTAGCAGTATGTGAGGTTCCAACTAAACCTCTCTTAACTCTAAGGACATTTAGATTAGGAAATACATTTAATACCTGTAAAGTTTCAGATCCAATTCCAACACTACTACCAGCAGAAACTGAACTAGGAATTTGAGAAACGTATATTTCTGTAGTTCCTGCTCCGGGAGAGGAATCAGATCCTGCTATTGGAGAGGAAAGATTTGAATAAAAAGAGGTGATGCCAATTTGGAAATTGCCGTTTAATTCTGATAAAGAACTACTAAATCCAGAAATGTTTACATATTCTTCGTTTCTAAGATTATGTTGAGGCAAAATTGAAACTTTTACCTTACCCTCTCCATTCCATGTAAATATTGCATCCTCATAAGTTTCTACTGAGGTTTGTACATCAAATATATTTTTTCCTAATATTGAGGATACATTGGCAATAATTCCATCGCCATTAGTTTCATCATTGTCAAAATTCAATGTATCATTAACTTTATATCCCGAACCAGGATTGACAATATCAATTTTCTCAATTGATCCCTCTGTGGTGCTCTCAATTACTGATTTTTGTCTAGAAATTTCATTTGTTTCAATTAAGAAATCATTATTTGCAAAAGAATCGGAAACTTTATATGGAAAAGTATTTCTAAGTAAATCGGAATTATCAAAATTAAATTTCTGATCTAGTGTTTTATTCTCTTCCAGTGTGTTTGATCGATATTCATTTCCAATAAAGAAGGGAAATTGTGGTTTTCCGTTAGTATCAATGGTGGCAAAATAAGCATAGACACCATTGGGATAATCAACTGTTTTTGTAAATCTACCATTATGCCTATCCAAATCTCCAGAATTTGTATATTCATAATCTTCAACAAAAAATCCATTCTCAAATCCTACTGGTCTATCAACAATTCTAGAAGAATTTTCAACATATCCAGAATTTAATCGCACTGGACCAGAGCTAGTGTCTGATACATCGGAGTTTGCATAAGAACCATATATTGGATTTCCATCATATGCCCAACCAATTATACCAGAGACTCTGCTCTGAACATCTTTAAACGTGGATCTTAAGTTGTCATAATAACCACAAATAGAATATTGTAATTTATTTCTGGTTTCTTTCAGTATTTCATTTCCATACTTATGAACATTATTAATAGTTAACTCTCTAATCTCAGAATCAAAAGTTGCACCAGATCCGCTAGGAACAACTCTGATTGAAGTGGATGTGCTTGAATATCCTATACCAGTATTAATTATCTTAACATCTGTTATTTTTCCTGACGTTGACACAACTGGCCTTAATATTGCACCAGATCCAGATCCACTAGAGTCTACTACTTCTATATCAGGAACGGAGAAATATTCAGAACCTCCAAATTGGATATTAACTGAATTTAAAAGTCCATTAATTATGATAGGTTTTAATTGAGCATTCTTTCCATTTTTTAAAGTAATTAAGGGTTTTTTCTCAAAGTTGATTATGCTTGATCCATACCCAGTTCCAGATTCATAGACGTACACATCGGTAATATTACCTCTTACCGTAGGAGTTGCTACAATTGATCTATTAGATACTGTTGTACCAACACCAACAGATGTAAATTCAACAGAAACAGAGATATCTGGATAAGCGAAATTCTGATACCCAACACCAGTTGAAGACAACTTTGTATGATTTTTTCTTTGGTAGTTTAGAGGTACAGTTCCTCCAACACCAGCATTAGCAACTCTAAAAGAATTATCATCTACTTTTATGATTTGATAGTGAACTGATGTTGTCGTTATTCCCGTTGAAGTCGTTAATCCACCAATTGCAGTTCCATCGGTAGAGTAAAGAACCAAATCACCATCATTAAATCCGTGATTTTCAAAACTAATTAAATCATTGGATGTTGTTATTCCTGTAGGTTTAACGATCAGTTTTCTATTAGTATATCCACTACCACCATTAATTACATCTATGGAAGAAATTGTTTTAGTTTTTTCTTTTGTTTTAAATTTGTGAAGACCGGTAGTATAAAGAGTGCTAAGACCTACAACATTACTACTTGTGGAGTAATCATCAAATGACTCATACAACTTGACAGTAGTATTATTATCAACTTGTACAAAATATGATCCATTATTTACTAAAGATGATGTTCCAATTCCAACTCCAATTCCTTTATTTCCGTTAGAATCGTAAATTACCTCTTGGCCATTAGAAAAATTATGATCATTTATAAATGTGATTTGATTGGTATTATTATCAACTCCACCATCTAGGGATATTAATTGTCCATCAAATACTACTTCTCTAACTCTTTTTCCTATTGTTGCTTTTAAGTCAGCCCCACCACCATTTCCACCAATCACCTTGATAGAGGTAACTTCATCAATATCAAAATCTTGAACATCAATGTCAACTTTTTCTATAGATCCTTGTATTACTGGACGAGCCAATGCCGTTGTTCCAAAACCGGTAGAAATAGAAATTTGTGGCAAGTTAATAACATCATAATTACCACCACCATTTAACACACTTATGGATTTTAAAGGTCCATAATAAACTTTATCATCAGACTTATAATTTGTAATTTCAACACCATTAATCAGCATACCAACGCCACCTGGTATTGTCGATTCTCTCTTTCCGTTTTTATTATTTGGTGATATTGGAAATTTTTTGAATAATTTTTGTGCCCCTATTTCACCAACCCTATGTTCAAATAAAGTAAAGGTATGCTTGCTTATTCCAGAAGATGGAACAGAAAAAGTTTCAAAATCAGATGTTCCTACAAAAGAAGGAGAATTGAATAATCTAATAGTTTTCTTATCGGACGCTAAAACTTCAACAAAATATGATCCTTCGACTAATCCTACAAGAGGTTCTGTATCTGGAGCATAAAAAATTCTGTCTCCAGTCAAAAACGGAGCATTTTCTGAAAAAGTAATAGTTGTAAAATTATTAAATGCATTTTTATTTCCTAAACTTGCTTCCGAATCTATTGATGCAGAATTAATTTTCTTTGTTATCTCATATGTAAAGGATGTTGAAATTCCCGATATGGATGAAGGTAATGAATTAGATGCAACATATGCAAAGTTACCTTCAATATCTGTGTACAGGTTTTGAACATCTCCTAGAATGGTATCATTTCCATATTCTATAGGTGTTCCAGATGCAGAACTCCTTGCCTTATTAATTCTTCTCCTTAAACTATAGTCCACATTAGTGCTTGGACTAAAGGTAAAATTGTCTAAACTGACTGATTTTTTATCTGAAGAAATATCAACTACATTTGTTACACTCGATGATAAAGTTGGGAACACTACTTTTTGGCTTCCCGTTTCTATAATTTCAACACTATCACCCTCTTTTAAACTAGATTTATCAATTTCACTCTTTAGTGTCACTGACAAATCAGTTCCAAAATTTTCTACTTCATAAGATGAACTAGTGTTATAAATCCAGGAATTTGCGAAAATTTCTTTTTTAGTTTTTTTACCAACACTTGGATTTTTAATTAAATCGCCAATGTTGTTAACTGAGATTATATCCCCTTCAGAAATATTCAGATTATCTGATACCTGAATAAAATTAGATAGTACTCCTGTTAATCTTATTTCTACTCTTTTATCTGGATTTCCATTTTCATATCCAAAATAAATTTCATCAGATCTTATGTTACTAGCACTTGAAATTTCTGATTCAACTCCAGTACATCCAATAAACTGATTAATAGTTTTATCGGAATACGTTATACTGTTGATTCCAGAAATAACCATTCCCGTTTGTGCAAACCCAATTGTAGAGTCTACTGTAATTACAGACGCACCTATGGCAACAGTTTCAATATTTTTTGTGCTCGGAGTAATATTAAAAGTCCCTTGAATCGTTGAAGACTCATCATATCCAATAAAGAGAGATAATTTAAAATATTGTTTATTATTTCTGGTAAAAGGTTCTATTTCTGATATTGCTGCTGATGTTCCAGAATCGGTAGATTTTGTTATTGTTTGTCCTACTAATTTTGAAACATCCCCACTAATTACCTCAGCAATCGCAACCTCTCTTCTGAGATAGTCTCCGGAGGATGGTTTGATTAAAAATTCCTCTAAATTTACTACTCTTGGTGTTTCTCCATATAAAACATTGAATAAAATTCTAAAAGACTCATCAGTGCCTTTTGCTCTATAAAAAGATTTTGCTTCCTTTATAAAATTACCAGCATTTAATTCTTTAACAAAATCAACATCTTCTAATCCTGGGGCAAAAGTGTATTTTAATTTTTTATAAAAATCTCTTAAAAATAACGAACTTAAATTAACTACAGTATCATCTTCAAGATGACTTTCCTTGGAAGTATCTGAAAATACAAGTTCTTCTTGATTTAAATCACTATGATATGAAGTAATTCCACTAAACCCGCGCTGACATCCTGTAAAAGAATTTGTAGTTATCCCAGTATAAGTTATAACCTCGTTGTTAATCTTAAACAGACCATATTGCTTAGGAAACCCTTTGGTGCTGTTTACGGGGATTGTAGTGTCCGTAGAGGAGATACCTGAAGTGGTATGTGTACTATCAACAATTACTTCTGGTGTTAAATTATCTAACTTGAGATATTGGTCTAAATTATCCGTGATATCAACTGGTCCACCTTGATATTCTTGAGAAATATAATATTGCTTTAAAAATTCTGATGCCTTTGGATTTTCATCCAAGACAAATTCAGGTAACTGATTGTCAATAATTTGTTGAATCTTGACTTTAGATTCAAATCCAGTCTGTATCATATTACTCTCTTATTAAATTCCCGTTTAAGTAACTTGATGTGAAATAATCTCTAGTAAATACCGTTCCCGATATTTCATCTCCTGATGTAATAACATCCTTCACCATATTTATTGAACTTGCTGGGATGTTAAAATTGAGATACAAATCTTTCAATCCGATCACATCATTTGATTCTGGGAATGCTTGAACCTCAATAATATTATTTTCTTTCTCAGTTGATGTTATTTTTATGGTATTAATATTGATTTCACCCTTAACATAATCAATTGTACCTGCCGATTTCACGACAACTCTCGTTGATTCACTGGTAAGTGGTTTTACAATGGATAAAATACCTGTTTTTCCATCAGGATTTGGAATATCAGTCAAATAAACAACATCTGGATCAGTTGCAATTCTGAATCCTGTTGATTTTATGTTAAATCCCTTAGAATTTACATGAAATTGGTTTCCATAGCATAATTCATATTGTGCAAATTGATTTACAACTGCTTTCAAGTCTCTTCTAATTCTAACTTTAGTGATATTAGAGGTAATTGCGGTGTTTGTATTGTCAATAATTTGCTGAATTTTACTATATCTAAATCTTCCGCCAAATTTATTGATTTCTAGTGAATTTGCATAAGTTTGAAGAGTATTTAACACTCTTGTTCTTAAAGTTTCGACAGTTGATATCCTTGAAAAATCATAATAAACCGCAGAATCAATTTCAACATAAAGAATTTTGAGATCTGTTATATTTTGGTTTATTCCAGAGACTGTATATTGCTTTAATTGAGATAAAATTCTGGATTTATTAAAATCTGAGACAAAAGTTCCATTTTTTGGTTTAATACTAATGTTTACAGTGCCAAATTGTGGAGGATCCATCTCTTCACCACCAACAACAGCAACTGATTCTGTATCTGGATAGATTCGTTTAATAATTGCTTCATAATCACGACCTGTTACTGCTCTAGACTGAGCAGAATAAATTTTTGGTGCATAATATCTGACAGAATCAATGGATTCAATTTCAGATCCGTTCTGAGATGCTTGATTTGTCGTGACAGTAATGTCGGATGGGTTGACATTGTTGTTTTCTGTCGTTAAAAAACTTCCAGCTAAGGAGAAATTAGATACTCCATTGCCTTCTACACCATTTGATACAATATAATTTGCCGTGATGATGTTGCCATCGGAATTTTGGTCTGTTCCGAGTTTTTTACCAATCAATCCATCACCAAATAGCAATTGGTATTTCTCATCTTGTATTTCTTGAATCAAATAAATCTGAGAACTGGAAGTTACATCAACAATATTGTCCACTAAAGAATATTCAATCCCAAGTCCGGTGTCATTTTCCTTTTTAATGTAAACCTTCAGACTGGAAGTATCAATAAATGAGTTATCAAGAATAAATTTTTGATCAAGAGATCCATCGTACAAGAATTGTTTTGTTAAATATGTACCTTCGTAAATTTCGATATTGTTAAAGGTTGCAACCCCATCAACAAATTTTCTTGTTATGTCTTCTGGTATTGAAAATACATATGAAGTATTTGCAGAACTACCGGTACATACAAGACCCCTCTGAAGCGTTACCTGAGAGGAAGTGTCGCCAGAGGGTCTTTGTACCAAAAATGAAATTTGTGCCCTTGCAGAGGTCCTAGAACGGGGTACATAACCAATATTTCTTGCAAGTGAGACAACATTTTCTCTCAGAGTGGCAGAATCCAAGAAGGATTCATTCACAATCATGTTAGAGTTAAATGCTGTGATATATGTGTTATATGCTAGCGTATCAATTAAGACAGAAAAGTTAGATCCTTCAAAATCAAAGTCCGTGAAATTTGAATTTGCACGGAGATAATCCTTGATGGATGTCTTTATCTGATCAAAATCTAGATTTGTATACTTAGTAAA